CAGGCAGAGGCCGCTAAAAAGGCGTAAAAGGCTCGTACAGGGCATTTGAAGGCGTTTTTGACCCTAATCTTGCTCATACCGTCTGAGTCTTTGGCGTTGTTGAGGTGTTGTGCCTCCCCAAATCCCGACTTCCTCATACATGCCAACTTTTAGGCATTTATCCATCACAGGGCATTCCATGCAAATCTCTCGGGCCGTAACAATAGCTTGATTCCGTAGCTTAGAGTCACCGAGTGCACCGATGTCGTCTGGGAAGAAGATTTCGGGAACTTTCTCGCATTCCACGCCACCTAAATCTGTTATTGCTTCGTGTAGATCTAGTGTGATGCGGTTTAGTTGCATGTCAGTGGCCATGTTTAGAGTTTAGTTATGACTAACCCTAAAATTCAGCAAATACTCGATAAACAGACTCTTCTCGGCAATTTTGAGAATCAATCCCCTGAATGGTATGAACTTCGTAATCGTGAAGGCGTTATTTCAGGCAGCGAAATCGGCACAATCTTAGGACTCTCACCATGGACATCAGCAGTAACTTTGTGGGCAGAGAAGACAGGCAAGATTGAACGCTCCGTTGAACCTAACACTGCAATGCGACTAGGAACACTTGTTGAGCCTGCTATCCGACAGCTTTACATTGAATCACATCCTAATCATGTTGTTGAAGAGGTTGGAACTTATGCTGCAAAGGATTTTGATTGGATGCATGCTAACCCTGATGCTATCTGCCTTGATGATGAAGGTAACGGATATGTGCTTGAAATAAAGCACACTGCAACATATTGGGATAGCATTCCTGAACACTATAAGGCTCAAGTGTTTTGGTACATGTATGTTTTCGATTTAAAGAAAGCAGTCTTTGCTGTAGTCAATGCAGGTCGCTATAAAGAGTATGAACTTGTTTGGGATGACTTCGAGTTCGCTGCAATCTTGCAGGCTGTAACAAAGTTTAGATCTTATGTTCTTGACAACATTCAACCTGACTGGGATGGCAGTGAGTCAACTTATGAAACTGTCAGACAGTTATCGCCTGGTATTGAGTCGAGGGATGAAGAGCTTGGAACTCTTGGTGTTGAGTTGATGAACGCTCAAACAGATTTCGAGTCTGCTGAAACGCATTTGCGTGAAATGAAATCTCGGGTTATTAGTGCGTTGAATGGTGCAAAGAATGGTTGCATTGACGGTCAGGTTGTTGTCACATTATCTCAGCGAGCAGGTAACGCTCCATTCCTAACAATAAAGAAAGCGAAATAAACATGAGTGAAATAAATGCAAGATATGCGTTTGACGGATTTACTTTCGGCAGAGATGGCGATGTCGAACTAAAGATTAGAGTTCTCAAAGAACATGGTTTCGGGCATTCGACAGAGTTCTGCATTGAACTAAATCCTAAAGAGCGTAAACAACTAATAAAGTTTTTGAAAACTGTTGCAGAAGTAGAGGATAACTAATGGCAATGTTTGACCTATCCCAATATCAGACTGCACAAGAACGCATCGACCTTTTCTGGCAGAGATACCCTAACGGCAGACTAAACATCGAGCTAGTCTCATTCACACCTGAGCAGGTAGTGTTCAAAGCCGAGGTGTATCTAAACAAAGATGATGTTGATCCTGTGACAGTTGATTATGCTGAAGAGCGTTTGGGAAGTTCGCCTGTAAACAAGACTTCATTTGTCGAAAACTGCTCAACCAGTGCAATCGCGAGAGCAATCTCGTTACTTGGTGGAGAGTTCAGTCCTAAAGGTAAACGACCTAGTGCCAGCGAGATGAGCAAAGTCAACAGGCTCAATGAACCTGCACCTGCACGAAACTGGGGAAGTGCTCTAGATAACATCAATGACATTGAAGGCCTGCGATCTCTATACAATGAGGCTAAACAAGGTAAAGCACCTACTGCTATTCTTGAAGCAATCAAAGGGAAGGCCGATGGAATCACTGGAGCTGCTAAAGCAAGTTAACATTCTGTCGGCTCATGTCAAGGAGTTGGCGGAGTTGATTGCGAGCCTGCGTGATGAACCTGTGTTGCGTGGCAAGATTCTGGTGCGGTTGAATGAACAAACTTTGAGGCTCAACACACTTATTGCTCACATGAATTAGGTGTTTCCGCTTTAGTTGTGGTTAGATGTTTCTTACTAAGTAAGGACAAAACATGACTGTTTCAAAAGATAACCCTGAACACATTTTCAAGCCATGCGTTTGGTGTGCAATCCCTGTCAGCCTAAACCTCATTCAAAAGCGTGTCGCACGCAATGCACCTAACCCTGATGCCTGCCGTGACTGCCGTGATGACCGTATCGAAATACAGCGTGATAAGCGTTGGAGGCATAAGACTTTGGGCATTATTGTTTGCAATCCTTGGCCTTATGAGTTGGATGAGCTGTGGCGACCTATAACTGATGACGGCGACCTTTATCGGCCAGGTGAACGCATTTGTGGGTTGAAAGATTGTGTCAGGTTGGTGCATGTTATATCTCCTGAAGTGCCGACTATAAGTGACACGGAAATGATTTTGTTGATGCATGAGATGCGTGGACACAACCCGAAGGCGAGAGCATGAAACAGCCTAGGAACAGTTTTGAGGCAGTCAAGTTTGTGTTAGATCATGCACCTAAAGATTTGACTCTCACGCAAAGGGCCGTGCTCACTCAGATTGCACACCATTATCCGACACCTCATTTGAGCCAGGCGACTCTTGCAGCCGAGATTGGTGCAAAGCGTGTTGACACTGTGAATCGTGCTATCGCTGTTTTGGTTAGGCGTGGATTGCTTATTTCGGAGCGTCAAGGCCATATGAAGGCGAATAAATATTCTTTGAATTACGGTTCTACAGTGTACGGTGAAACCGTCTCTATGACTACACGCCAAACCGCTGTTCATATATACGGTCAAACCGCATACAAACAAACAATACTTAAAAAAGATAACAAAGCGTTTTTTGATTTTATGAAGAATTTTCCTGATGCAACCGTTAGTGAAGATAAGGTCTATCGTGCTTGGACACGAGCGACCCGAGAAAAGAACGCTAGCGAGGATTTACTTGTTACTGCTTCGCAGTCAAATAGGGAAATGCTTGAACCTGATGCTTGGTTGAACTTTGAGAAGTGGAGAAGTGTCAGGGTTGAAGTTGGTATTGATGATTGGAAGGCTAGGGCTATAAATGATTGAGCTTGATTTTCAGGTAAAGAATCCACAGTTTGAGTGTGAGTTGATGTTGTTGGGTGCAATGTTGCATTGGCCTGATGTGTTGGATGATTTTGTTGTGGATGTGCAGTGGTTTGATGATCCTTTGAATCGTGATGTGTTTGTGAAGGTTCGCCGCTTGTTTAATGATGGTGATGTTACACCTGTGAGTGTTTCGTTGGGTGAGCAGTCTAGGTTTGTTGCTCGTGTTTATGATGCGTTTTCAGCTTGTTTCGCTAGTCGTGTGAGTTTCGAGTTTTATTTGGGTAAGTTGCGTGAGTCTTGGGCTAAACGGATTATTCGGTTGGGTTTGGAGAATTTGTTGGGTGACGATGTTGATAGTCGTGCTTTGGTTGCTGAGGCGAATCGTGTTTTGCAGAGTGCAGAGTTTGTTGAGGGTGATGAGGTTGTTTTGTCGCCTGTTTCTTATCATGACAAGTATTTGGATGAGATGAGTTCTGGGACTGTGTTTTTGCCTTCTGCTTGGAGGAGGTTGAATGTTTTGATTGGTGGTTGGAGGGATAGTGGTTTTTATCTTGTTGGTGGGCGACCTGGTCAGGGTAAGACGACTGTTTTGTTGCAGGCTGCATGGGATTTGGCGAGGCAGGGTAAGAAGGTTTTGTTTGTGAGTTTGGAGATGCCTGTGTTGCAGTTACAGCATCGTATTTTGTCTCAGACTTTGGGTATTGATGTGACCAAGATTGCTGATAATGATTTGGATTTTGAGGTGATGCATTCGGATAGTTCTACTTCGTGGGCTGTTGATATGGTTAGGGATGCTCGAGCTGTGTTGAACGATAATTTGTTGATGATTTCGCCTGAGAGTATTTCGCCTATGAGTTTGCGAGCTTTGATTCGTAGGCAGCAGCGGTCTGGTGGGTTGGATGCAGTGTTTGTGGATTATTTG